TAAAACGGGTTGGGTTAACGCCAACGCTTACGGCGTCTAGTACGCCGTCGGCTGCCAATACCAGCGCTTCGTTACCTAACGTTGTTTCGGATATGCGGGCTTCGTACATCATGCCCCCAGGTGTATCAACCATGGCGGTTACAAGTCCTACGGCCTGGGTGCTGTCATGCCCTAAATAAAGTTTGGGCATTTTGCCGCCGCTGTTTAAGCTGCCTGGCATAAACATAACTTTTGTGCCGTCGTTTACTGTTGCTTCGACGTTGTATGGCAACGCTAAACCTGCAAGGGTTCGGCGTGGCATACCGTTAGGGCCTGCGGCGTCTAGCGTTAAATCTTGTTGGGTTAATTTAAGCATTTGGCATTACTCCTACTTCGTTTACTTGTGCGGGTGTATCGTTTCCTGTTAAATAGCTTTCGCTTAGGTAGTCGTCAATATCAAATTTGACGTACGTACCGCGCGGCAAAACGTTACCCATAGATAGCGTTTCGGCTATGCAGTCCATAAACAATTTGGCGCCGAACATATACAAATCTTGGCGCGCTTGGGTGCTGTTTTGGTAACTGTATGAACCAGTCGCTACGCCTAAAAGGTATGGGGGGCAGTTGGCCAAACGTGCTATTTCCAAACTTTGGTATTCACTAGCTGCTACCAACATTTGTTTACTAGCGTCGCTATTTGTTTCGGTGTAGGTAACAAATTCGTTTAGTACCGCTACAGAATTTGTTAGTCGCGCGCTTTCAAAAGACTGCCCTAATTGTTGTAATTCCTCGGCGCTAAGCGGCTCGCCTGCAACCTGGCGCAAAACGCCTGTTGGCAGCAAACTAGAACTATTGCGTAGGCGGGCCTGTTCAAGCTTCAACGCCGTTAAAACTGCGTTAGGGCTAGTAAATAACAAACCTTGAATAGGGCTAATAAATTGCACTACGTCGCGGTGGTCGATAGGTAAACCGCTAAACATAATTTGTTTAGACGGCGCAAAAAATACTGGGCCTGCCTGGTCTTGTGTTAAAACCATGGCGCTAGGCATACGTTGAAAAGCCTTAGGGTAGCCGTCGCTACTACGTTCGGTGACGTACAAAAACGCCCGCTGGGTAAAAAATAAATCATCAAATAACCATGCAAGCGTTGTGCTATTTGGTAGCGACGGGTCAAGCTGTCTAGTCCAGGCGCGCGGCGCTATTTCTATTTGTTCAAGTTCACGGCTAACAGGGTTCCACATTTCGTTATACATTTTTAAAGGCGTACAGCCAATTACTGACGCCAATAAATCGCGCGCCCTAGTAATGGCAGGTACAGCCATAGCGCGTTGGCGGGTAGCGCCCTGGGTAAACGCATAAAAGTTATCAAGTTGTGACGCGCCAACATTTGAACCGCTAGCCGCCGCTTTAACGGTAGTACCGATTGCGGCTTTGTTGACTTTGTTAAATAACGCCATGCGTTTAGTCTGCCATATCTGTTAAAAGTTTGGTGGCACTACCCACGGTGAAGCGGTCTATTCTTTTCCCGACGAAAAGGTAAGCCGTCGCGGATAGTGCCGACACGATATTAGCGGTTTAACGTAACTACTAGCGGTTTGCCTACTAGCTGCGGTTTAGACGCCAACGCGGCAGCCCAAACCATGCAACGCGCCAAGGTGATAGGCCCAGGGCTACGGGTTGACGATAGGGCTACGCTGCCTTGGTGTTTAATGAGTACGGCGCGCTCGACGTGTTCTATTAACTGGTTTTCGCCGTGGTGGTATATACGGTTTTCTATAATCATATTTTTTACGGGTGCAGTCCATTTCAATAGTTCGCGGTAGCCAACAATAGTTTTACGGCGTTCCATATTTGGCGGTAAATGTATTTCAAGCCCTGGCGTAATTGCTACGCGCAACGTTGGCGCTAACGCTATTTCGGCTTCAACTAGGCGCCACGTTTCGGCAAGGGTGCCCGCCACAAACGCAACCGTAACCGCCGTTTTTAGTCCTACTTGTACGGCCCTGACGCCGACATATAAAGCGCCGTCTTGGTCAACCTCGATAGCGAGTATTCCGCCTGGTGGTATTGGTTCGTCGGATTGCAGCGCTTCAAATACGCCAGGTTCCAGCCAACCGTTTTGGGTTGCTGTCCAGGTGTTAACTGACGCGCGTAAAAAGGCGTTGCGGTTTGGGGCTTCGCTTTCTGCTTCAATTACAGACATTTCTAACGTATACCCCAACGCGGGGTTTGCATACGCCCAGGCTGTAGGGGTCATTAAATCGCTGTTTGGCGGTGGGCTAAATTCGGCAAAATATAGTTTGGTTTGTTCGCCGCTATCTATAGCGCGTAATCCTTGTTCGCGCCAACGCAACATAGCTTTACTATCTTGTGTACCTGCCGTAGACATCATTACAAACAACGGATTTTTGCGGGCACGTTGCGACGGTAATAAACCTTCATCTATTGCAGCTTCCGAAATATCCCAAACCTCGTCGGCTACTACTAGGTCGACGCTGTAGCCGTGTCCAGCTGCAGGCGTGGCCGCCCTAGGGAACCATACCGAATTATCGGGCATTGTTAAAACCATGCGCCCATACGACCACGAGACGTGGGCACCAAACTTAGTTTCCAATATTGGCGCTAAATAAGTAAACAACGCGGTAGCCAAATCAAGTTTGTGCGCGACAGTAATAACAGTTTGCGCTTGGCCGCGCGCTTTCCCTTGCGTAGTCAACCACCAACCGACAAGCGAAGCAATAGCAACCGTTTTACCGTTTTGACGGGCAACAGACACAAGGCCGACACGGTGCAAGTAATCCCCGTTGCTATCCATAGACGTTAAACCATGCAAAATGTTTAACTGCCACGGCATTAGGTCTACGCCTAGTACCTCTTTCGCAAAATCCCCAATTTCGATTACAGCCGATTTTTGACCACTAGCGGTGGTCGTGACCAATCGCGGCATATCGTGGCCAGTTCGCGCCAGTTCCGCCAAATCCTTATGAAATATAGGGTTAATATCTTGCGGGGGCATGGCTGGGTCTGTCAAAAAAACGCTGTTAGTGTTTGCGTCTTTTTTTCTTACTGGCATTGGGTTTGCGGACTGTTCGCGTTGTAGGTGTACGCCGTATGCTTGGCCGCGTCGACTGTTACAGGGCTTGCAGCTGGGCACTAAGTTTTCTAAGTCGTGACTACCGCCGCGCCCTGGTTCTATTAGGTGGTCTGCGGCTGTTGCTTCGCGTTGGTTGCACCAATGGCATAATGGGTTATCTGCTAGTAATCGTTTACGGTTTGCTAGGTAGGTTGCGTTGCCGTTATGTGCTGCCACGTTATGACCTTAACGAACTGGCGCGCGCTGGCGCGCTTGCCCTCGGGTTGCGGTGTTGTAGTTCCATGTCGGGCTAGTCCTTTGTTATTGGTTTGTTATGTGTATGTCTGTTGCTGTTATTAAAGCCTAATGCGTTTATGCCCACCCACGGTTAGCCCTAGCCGTTCCCTATTTCTGTTATCGCCTGATTATGTTTACAGGCCGCCCCAACACTTAGCGTTATTGTTTTCGTCTAACAGCTTTAACGCGTGTTGGTCTAACCACGTTCCCGTGGATTAACCCCGCGCCCTGCGAACGGCGTACGGTCTACTGCTACTTGCCTGTTGTAAGTTCTGTATCTAATCGGTGCGCGACAATAGCACGGCAACCAGCACCATAAACGCAACTGCTAACCAGGCTGTACGCGTCATGGTTTTATATCCCTGGCACGTACTAAAGCCTCGATTGCTAACAGCAATTCGTCTTGGGATTGGTGCAACGCTTTAGTTGTTTCATCTAGTAAACGTTTAATGGCGTCTAATTCGTGATGTAGTTCCATGTTTAATTTGCGTAAGTCTTGTAATTGGTCATGGCTTCCGTAGTTGCTGTTGTATCTACTCATTGTTTCCATGCCTCAATAACTTTTGAAGCCTGGCCCATGGTCAAGGTTTCTAGTATTACGTCGTCGGCGTCTAACAATAATTGCATGGCTTCCAATGCTGCCAGGTCGTCTAACCCTTTACCTTTAGCAAGCGCTTTAATCATGTATAACTGTTTACTACTGGCGTGTACGCTGCCGTCTTTTGGTGTACGCATAGGCGTTATGGTGGCTTCGTGGCCGTCTAAACGGGCTTCGACTTCGTTACGGCTAGCTATTGACTTAGCGGCGCCGCAACCCATATAACCCAGGGCGCGCCCTAATGCCGACGTCATACCTACCATGTATTCGCTTCGTTTTGTGTAAGGCGTGTTACCTGGGAACGGTTCGGCAGCGCTAGCTACTACTGGTATTGGGTCTGCTATGTCACGCCAAACGGTAACGGTGCAACGAATAAACGTGCTGCCGTCGGGCATTGTTATTACTTGGTTATCGGTTTCTTGTATGCGTAAATCGGGCCAACGCTTTAACGCTTCCGCTAGGCGTGTAGGTACGTCTACGTAATTATCGAGATTAAAGGCCATTGGATACCACTACTTCGCAATTTTGTACGCTTAGTATTTGCATTACTTTTGCTATTTCTTTTGCGCCGTAGTAGGCAGTATTTTTTTGTTCGGCGCAAGCCATTAGCACGTTTAGCAACCAGTCGCCCGCGTTTAAATCGTCGGGGCTGTAATCGTGCATAGCAATTAGCAACGTTACTTTTTGTAGTTGGGTGTCGGGTGTTTCTACTTTTTCAGTCATGTCGGGTATCTTTCTATTAGTCGGGTTTATTTAGCTTGCTTGTTGTATATCTCAACGGTATCACATAGATAGAACGGTACGCCCAAAAGCCCTATAGGCATTAGGTCTGCCGCGTCAACTTTAAATGAACCGTCGCCCATATTTTGGCCAAGTTCGCGGCCATGCGAACCCAACAGATAGCCCAAAATGTATACGGTTTGTTCGTCTACGCGGCATTGAATAAAACGGGCGTTGTCTTTATCGTTACGGCGTATATATAAATCGTCGCGCGTTGCGCTTGCTCTTACTTGTAGTTGTCCTACGTCGCCTTGTAGTTTTGCAAACCCTTCGGTTACAGCGCCACCCCAAAATTGTTGCGTTGCTTTTGCTACGGCTTGTTCGGCTATTGCGCCGATTATGTCTTTACCAAATTTTAAATGGTCGGCTACAAAACTTAGGGTTTCTGTCCGATTACTTTTTTTGCCGCTTATTCGACGGTCAACGCCTGCGTAGGCAGCTGTACGTAGTTCGTCTAGCGTTAATGTCACTTTTAAACCAAATACGGTTGGGTCGTTCGTTATTGCTTCCATGGTGTCGGGTTCCTTAATGGTTTGCGTTTTGTGCAGGCTTTTAAATCTTTGTGGCTGTATAACTTTTTGGTTGGGTTAGTTTTGTGCGGTGTTTCTTTAAGTATTTGACCGCAAGCGTCGCATTTCATATACCGATAATTACAGCCATGGCGGCGGTAATTACTGCGGCAGCGAATTTGTGTTCGTCGCTTGGTGTTCCGTTTAAATACTTTTCGCGCAATATTGCTAGTTCGTCTAATAAAATACTGTGGTCAACAGGCTTAGGCGCTGGTATAAAGTTAGGTCTAAATACTTCGTCTACAAAATGTTTAAAAGTTTCTGCGTACTTTTCTGTATACATCTGTCGGGTTCTTTCTGTTAGGCCTGGGTCGGGTATCGGGTATTCGGTCATGGGTTAGGCAACGCCCATGGGCCGTACCCTGAATTATGCCATATGGCTATAGCGCTGTTTGTGTTAATCATTGGGTCAAATAAATCGTTACAGGTTTGTAATATGCCTTGGGCTTGTAACCAACCGATAGGCCAATACTTGTTGGGTCGGCACCAGTAGCCGTTTATTTGGTAGTACCCATAGCTGCCGCCGTTACTGTCTTTGGCGTTAAACGCGTTGGCTTTGCAGCCGCTTTCACGGTAAATAATGCGGGCAACGGTGCCCATTTCGGTTAGTGGCCAACCCGCTTGTTGGGCTATTTGTAGCGCATATTGGCAGTCTGTTAACGGTGCTGCCGTTGTAGTTGTCGACGGTGCCCTAGGTGCCAAACTGACCGTAACGGGGGGCGTTACAGGCAGGGCGCTAGGCGCGTTGTAAGCGTCGTAGGCGTACGCAAGGCTTGCCATGCTTATAGTGACAGCCGTAAAGATTTTGGCTAGTAGAAAGTTCATGCAATACCCCTTTTTTCGTCGGTCTTAAAACCGTAGTAGACGCCTAGGCGCTAGGTGGTGATACTGGCCTAAGCCCTTGTAGGTACAGGGTTACAGGTTCGGGGGTTTTGTCGCCTGGGTAATAAAACCAATGCCAAGGTTCTTGGGGCATGACCTCTAATGACCAGCCAAATAGTGGGCCTTGTTCGCACATAAAGGCAAACGTTTCGCCTTCCATGTTGGCGTAGTCGACGGCTAAACCTAAGTTATGGCGGCTTGTGCCTGGCGCTGCTAGTGGGGCGTTGCCTGGGCGTAAATAATATTTGCGGCCTTGCCATGTTCGGGTAGACGCGCCTTCGATAGGTTGCAGGGTGTAGCGCTGTAAAAATCCTGCGGTTTGTTGCGCTAATGACCTGTAAGTATCAAATTGTGAAATGGGTTTAAATTGTTTTATACCTGCAGCAAACGCGGCGGTACGTATTGCGTTGTATGCGTTGGCGGCGCGCGGGTGCAACTTGCCAAACGGTTTGATATCTACAAGCATATTGGCGGGTAGTTCGCCTGGGTTAACGTGCCCCAACGTGGCAGGTAAAACAAGTTTTTTAATTGGCGGTATTGTCACGCCCGAAAGCCTTATCGCTTGGGTTGGCCCAACGCATAAGCGGCGGTAACAATGCTGCTAAAGCGGCTTTACCTAAGTCCGTAGGTGACGTGTTACCAGTCATATAAACGGCTAATACGGCGGCGATTACTGACCGCCCGTAACTTGATAAAAGCGCTTTAAAATTTTTCATGGTTTGTTACGTGCCCGTCTATTTTTTGTTCTATGCGGCCTAATGCTTTATATGTTTCGGCGTGTTCTTTACGCGATGTTTTGTCGGCGCGGTTAATTATTGCAACTAAGACAGTAAAACCGCCTGCGACTAACGCAACCCATAACGCCTGCATTAGCTAAAAGGCACATAATTGACTTGGCGTTGTATAAACGCTTCGTATTCGGCTGGGGTCATTGGGCGTACTACATCGTCAATTTGTATATGCACCTCGTCATGTGGGTACATTGCTACGGCTTCTTCGTATGTCATGTTGTGTCCTAACTGTTTGCGTATCCATAAACGCGTACTGTTCCGCCAGTCACAGTGCCTGATGCCACAGTTAAAGTAAAAGCGGTGTAACTTGTCGCGTCGTTGTGATAACCAGAAATCATGCCAGCAATATCACTTTTAACATTGGCTGCGCTAAATGATGTTTTTTTAGCGGCAAAAGGGTTAATTAGTTCCATATTCAAGTTCAACGCGCTTCCTGACAATATGCCGCCAACATTATCCCAATTGCTGCCAGTAGAAGAACCAAAACCAGCAACAGTATTGTTATAACTGGTATAAGCCATCGAGTAATAATAGTTTGCTGTGCTTGCGCCTAATGTCATTTGCCAAGTTGAGTTAGTTGAACCAACACCGCCGGACACAATAATTTTGTATGCGTCATAAGTAGCACTAAACGCACTGGATACGGTCACGCTGGAAACTGTTGTACCAATAGTTGTTGCGCTAATTAAAGTCAATGCGCCTGGTGCAGCAGGCCCGACAGTAGCCCAGGCCGCGCCGTCGTAATACTGAACAACGTTTGTAGACGACAAATAACATAATTGCCCTTCGGCTAGTACCTTTTCGTTTGCCCCGCCAAAACCCGCGTCGCGCGTCGTTGAATTGCTAAAGACAGGTACCCCCGTACCCGCCGAAATATTCATATTGGCGGCGGTCAAAACTTCCGACGCTGCAAAAAGCGGTACGCTAGTTTGTTCGTTGGCCATATGTCCTACTTTACGCTAAAACTGGTTGCGGGTCTTGTATCCCCAACTTACCGTAAATTGGGTCGTTTAAAATAAACTGGTAAACAATAGTTGTATTAGCCGTGTAGAAAGTGACGCGGTGCCCGTTGTTTACGTTTACTTGTATTTCTATGCCCTCTACAGATAGTTCCTGGGCTACTTCGCCGCCTGCAATAGTGTTGGTAATTGTTATGGTGTCGCCAATGTCGACTAGCGCCAAGGTTTCGCGTTGGGGTGTTGTAAGCATTAGGTAGTCGGTTTGCACGGCGTTAAACGTTGCTACAGGTTCACCTAATAATAGGTAATTAGCCAGGGTTAAAGCTGCCGCGTCGTTATGTAGTTGGCTGTTTGTAATGCTTGTATTTTGAATTAGATATTTAGCTTGGCTTGCCAGGTCGTCGGCTACTTGTGGGCTTGTGGCGCCTAAGTGTTGAATACTGGCCCTGTTTACTATTAGGTCGGCGTTATAAATAATGCCTAAACTGTTATACGGTATGTTTGTTCCGTCGTCGTGAAAGTCTGCAACACTACCCGAAAGGGTGTCGCCTATGCGCGGTTGGCTGGTTATGTCGCCTGTCCTCGACATAAAAATACGGCCCTGTTCGGCTTGCTGTATTTCGTCTATGTACGCTTTAACGTTGGTGCCTTCGGCAACGGTATAGGCAGCTGCCCCGCCTAATGTTTGGGTACCTGTTTCAATGTCACGCGATAGCGCTGGGTAAGCAACTTCGGGCAGGTCTAATACAGCCGATAGGCGGGCGCTCGATAGCTGTTCGGATACGTTAAATTCGGCTAACGCTGTTTGGGCTAATAAATAGAAATCGTCGGCGCAATATACTGTTACGGTGTTTTGGCCGCCTAGTTCGTAGTTGTAGTCGTACGACACTATTTGCCCTACAAACAGGGTTATGAACGTGTTTAGGCTGTTGTATCTGCCGAACGATACGCGGCGTAATGGTGCCAGGGTAAAGACGCCTTGCGGGTCTACGTAGGGGCTAGACGTATACAGCGGGTTTAGGGTGCCGCCTGCCAGGGTGTCGTTTAAGTTAAATGACATTGTTCCAGCGCTAAATTGGTCGCCTACGTCACGGCGCCCGCGTTTAACGTTTACATTTGTTGAGTATTCAAGCATTGGCGCAAACTCTGTAGTTCCGTCTAAAACGTATTGGGTGCCGTTTAATACGCCGCGCGTTGCGTCGTCAAGGGTAAAAGCGTCAAGCATAAAACCCGTGTCTATAAACAGTTCGTAGTTACCGCTTTCAATTACTGACGTAGCCATTAGGCAACCGCAATATTGGCGGGGCCTGCCGCCCTGTTGTATGCCCTTATAGCGTTTACAACGGCTTCGCCTATTTCGGCGCTTGTATTTATACCGCCGCTAACGTTTACTGTTACGCCGCCGCCAGGGCCGCCAAAATTGGTATCGGGTCGACTAATTGGCGCCATAACGGGGGTGGTAATTGCTTCGTTAAATCCAGCCGAAATGCCTTTAACGTCGGCAAGTTTTAAGCCCTTGCCTGCTAGTCGTGCCTGGGCTACAGCAAACGCGGCTTCGACGCCTGCCAAATACTGTTGCGCGTTGGATACGCCCGCGCCGTACCATTGGTTAGCGGCAGCTTGCCCAATTAAATTGGCTGCATATTTGGCGCTTTCAACCAAGGCGTTAGTTTCAATAATTGCGGTAGAACCGCCTTTAATCAGTTCGGCAGCAATAGCCGCGCCACTTTCCCCACCTGCAGCTAAAACGGCTTGTAGCGCGTCTTGTGATAAACCTGCCTTTAGCAACGCTTCAACGTCGGCGCTATACCTGTTTATCCCTGCCACCTGGTCACGTAATCCCGACAAAAAGCCTTTACCCGTGTCGTCGCCTGCGTCTTTAGCGTCTTTGAAACTAAACGCGTCTTTAATACCTGTAGACACGCTTTCCGCAAAATTATCAAACGCGCTTTGGGCTTCGTCTAACCCTGTTTTGGCTGCGTCTAATGCTTTTGTTAAATCCTCTTGTAAAGCTTTAGCGGCGTCGGTAACTGTTGTATCAACCTTTTTAGCTGCCCCGTTTAAATCTTCAAACGGGTCTACAACGGCTTTAATTTTAATGCCTAAAGCTTCGGCCTGGCCGCTTAACCTGTCGGCGGCCGCGCCGTTACGTTTTGTTTGTGCTGCCTGCTCATACAACGCCTTAGTTAAATCGTCGACATATTGACGGCTTGCCTGCATTTGCAATTCGGTATTTACTAAATTATTTTGGATTTCGTCTTGCGCCTTTTTAAAACCTGGTACAAGTTGCACAAAACCTAAAGACAAAATAACTAACGCGTTAGCGGCTTTACGTGCCATGTCGTTATATTCGTGGACAATACTTGCCGCCCACAATTTAACGTAGGCGCCTACTACGCCCATGTTGTCTAAAAATGCGTTTAACGCGCCGCCTAAACCTTCTTTACCAAACGCTTTTATAGCTGCCGCTGCCGCGTCGGGTAGTCGACCTATCGCGTCTTTAACGTAAATGTTGTTAAGAATTGCGTAGCCAATAGTTTCGTTTAATTCTGTCCAAACAGTACCCAGGCGTTTTAGTTGCCCTTCATAGGTGTTAGCGGCTGCAGCTGCAGCGCCGCCAAACTGTTTGGTTAGTTCGGCTTGTGCTAACCCGAAATCTTTAGTTTTAATAATGTTGGGGTCTAGCGCTATACCTAGTTTTGTTAAACCAGCCAAATTGCCGTTGTAAGCCTTGCCTAGGGCTAGCGACACGCTTTCTAAATCGCGGCCAGTACCTGCCGAAATATCCATGGCAAGCCCTAACAGGTTTTGGCCTGCGGCTAAATCATTTGTTGCACGTACAAGCGAACCTAGCGCGGGGCGTAGTTGGTCGTCGGCTACGCCTGTAGCAAATTGCATTTGGCTTATAAAATCCTCGGTTGCCGCAATAGTCATACGCGACGCGCCCGTAGTGTTTTCTAGTTGCTTGGCTAACAGCGCTTGGCTTTTTTGGTCTTCGATAGCGGCGTTAACAGCATTAGTTAAACCTGCAACTACTAAAGCGGTTGAAGCTGCAAACGCGGCGCCTACTGCTACGCCAGTTTTGCCAAACTTGCCAAACGCTTTTTCGGCTTGCGATATACCAGCGTCGGTAAACGTCGTAATAATTGGTACGTTAATTGCCACGGCGCGACTTCATTTCTTTATTGCTACGCGCCATAACCTTTTTAACAATGTCTGTTACCGCGCCCTCAACTGCAGGTCGGGCGGCTTCTACTCCAGGTTCCGCCGCGCGGGGTTGCACGGTGCCTACCATTTCTAAATTGGTGACAAAAGCGCCATTTGTTTTTGCGCCTGCATGATCCCAAATTGCGCCAGCCGCGTTATTTTGTCGCAAGGTAAGTAAGTTGTAGGGTCTTGCGGATACGGTCACGTTGCTAAATTGTTTTTGTATTGTTCGTTCTTTGCGGCCTGACCTGTTAGTAAGAATTTTAAAACCTGTTACCACTAGCGAACTATCCCATTTAGTACCGTCACGGCCTTTAATTAGGTTGCCCCTTGCCATACCGCTTAGGGGTGGCGCTGTAGGTACTAATGAACGTGCCGCTACAAGTATTGGGGTTGCTGCTATGCGAATATCTTTTCTTATCGCTTTGGCGTAATCGGGTTCCACGTCTTTAAGAGTTTTTAAGGTTTCTTGAATACCTTTAATTTCTAGGGTGCCTGGGGTGTACGCCATAGGGGTTACTTTCGTTGTTTGTTGTTGTCCGATAATACAGCAACGACGGTAGCCAGGTCGTCTATGTCAAACGGTATAGACGGGGGCCACCACGAAATGGCTACCAACAGTTCGGCAAGTTGGCGCCCGTGGGTGCCCCTTAGGTGGGGTTTACGGCCTCGGTATCGACTACTTCAATGTTTGTTAAACCTTTAACGAACGTATCAAATTCGGCGGGCACAACAATTTTGTTTAACTTAGACGCCTCGTACGCCATAAATGCTAAATCTTCTATGCCGATACCTGCGGCCATGTCGGAAGCTTTACGTTTGTATTTGCGTTCCCACAAAATAATAACGTACAAGTTTGTTACTACCTCATAGGCGGTATCGGCTGTTTCTACTTTAAGCGTTAGTTTCATTGTTTGCCTTTTGTGTCGGGCCTTTGCAGGCTTTTAATTAAACTTCAAGAACGCTGTAAACTCCGCCCGTAAATGTCACGCTAATTTGACCTAAAGCGCCTAAGGCTGCTTCGTATGGCAAGGCTTCCAAATAGGCGCCCGTAAGCGTCATGGTTGGGTTTGTTGCGGTGCCTGGGCTTGTAGCGCTAGGCGACCACGAAACCGTTGTGGAACTGCCAACCAAATTTTTTAAAGTAGCGTAAGTTTCACTAGCGCTAAATGATAGATATAGGTCAAGTGTCAACGTTGAATTTTCTAGGCCTGCAACATACACGCGGGAACCTGAACCAAACGCGGTACTTTCTAGCGCCTCAATAGTACGCGTAAAAGTAAGGCCGTGGCATTGGTCTTGTAGCGAAATGCTGTTAACGGTTACGTTTGGTGATGATAAATAAGTGCTAGTAGCCATTGGCTTTACTCCTCGTTTGTGTCTGTCTTAGTTTTAGCACCTTTAGGCGCCTTGGTGGGGGATTGAATAATAAAACCGCCTGCTACCAGCGCGTCAACGTTAACGCCGTCTACTGGTTCGTATGTGTCGCCAGGCGTACCAATACGGGGGCTAACTATTTCGTATTTCATATGCACCTATCTTAGGCGGTTGCCTGGGCTTGTAGGGTTATGGTCAAATCGTAAGCGGGTAGTTCACTGCCGCCAATAATTGCAATAGTTGGGCGCCCGTCGGTTACGCCAATTTTCTTGGTAACTACCTTGCTAGCCAAGTTCAGTAGTGACCGTTGCGCGTCAAGGTTGCCAGGCCCTAACGTAATAATGCGTATTGGGAACGTCATTTCTACGACGTTGTTTGAATACACGGTAAACGTAGGGGCGTCTATAAACGCGCAAGGCGGTACAAGGTTACGGGGGTCTGTTACTACCTGTAGCCCTGTAATGGTCGTTAGCGACGCTGCTAGGTCGTCT